TGCGGTAGAAAACGTCAGGTCAGAAAAATCGGTAAGCGCGGTAGTTCCACTGGTTGTAGGCGTCACATTAGTCAAAGCAGCGCCGCCTGCGGTATAGTTCGTGCCGCTAGCTTCGTTAGATGTAGAGTAAGCCGTGGTAGCTGCTCCCAAAGAAGCACTGCTTGTAAACAAAGCCAACTTAAAAGTGTTTCCGCTACTGTTGGTAAAATTGTGAGTTGCCGTCATCAATTCTTTTTTGAACGACGTACACAATGCCTGTGATATAGCCATGTTATAATCTCCTTATCAACTCAGCTAGTTCTGGATGCCCCGCATCGTTCAAAGCATTAAAAATTGTAGTTCTGTCACTATTTATAGCTTCTCTCATATACAGACTCAACAAGTTTTCAACTTGGTCACGGTAAGCAAGAGCCTGATCTTTAATTGCAGGGGGAGCATTTTCAGAAACAGAAATTAAACGGTCTGCACACCTTTTAGCTACTTCTTCTGGCGTATGCCCTCGACGCTCCGTTGTATGAACTAAAACTTTGTAATTTGGGTCCATCTCTATTGTAGCAGAAAACATCAAGACCTCTCTTGTGACGGCAGACCCTTACGGTAAGCATCAGTGTTTTCACGAGCTTCAGCGTAAGTTTTCAGTCGCATTAAGGACTCTTCAAAACGCTTCTCATACGTTGCAAGAAGTTGAGCGTCACCTTTCATATAGATGTAGGCTTCTACAAGAGATGCGTACAAAAGAGCGTTTGGACCGTTGGTGCTTAACCACGTTGTTCCGCCATCCGCACCTGCTGTTAGGCTAGCAGGGCGGTAATAGTAGTGCATCTCTACCGCAAAATTTGCGTTAGGGGTGGGCGCAATCAAAAAAGTAGAATCGTCAAAAACAGCATAAAATTTTGGAACGCCGGTAGAGGCTACAGTGGGCCAATACTCTTGTAAAAAATTTACATCTTTTATGAGTAAAAACTCTTTAGCGCTTGAGTTTGTGATAGACAAAGAAAAGGCCGCTAGGAAATCAGTGGGCATAGCTAAATACTGGTTACCCGACGTCATCGTAGCCGTAGCGTTTTTACGGAAATTTTCTAAATCAACTAACTTAAATATACGCTCTTCTGCGCCTCTTATGAAAACAGGCAAGTTAGTAACAAAACTAGTCTCCGTGTTTTCTGAAAAGTCCTGAATAGCTGTTTTAAGTTGTGCGTAAGTAAAGCTCATGTCACCACCGTAACGGTTCCTACTACACCTACCGCCTTTATGTCAGGTTTACCTTGTGGAAAAGAAGAAGCCCCCACATGAACAACCAGGGGTTCTATTCTATCGGGCCGAGGGTTGTATAAAGCCTCACCGTCCGCTGGATCTCTAAAAGGACCAAGTTGCGGGTGCTTTGCCTCCCATTCGTCCTTACCAACCAACAAGCCGGTCCACTCTCTCTGCATATCAGTGTACCTATACCGGAACCCTGAACGATCTGAGATGGCATACGCATTTTTGCCTGAAGAATAACGAGCCATTTTACACCCTGTAATAATCTAAGCTTGGGGCTATTAATAAAGAGGATCTATCCCGGTCCTCCTGCATAGCCCTCTGAAGCTCTTCTTCATAGATAGCTTTTAGTAGCTGGACCTTATCAGGGGCAAACTTGACCGAAAGATAGTAGGCCAAGCCAGCAGACACACAGGGATAAAAACGGAAAGGAACCTCAACCGTATTTTCTTGGGTGTCCGCATCATCTATGCGCCGCAAACGATCAAAAACAAGCTCATAAGAAGAGCTAGAGTCCGGGGTAGGCCACAACTTTATTTCAGGAGTTATTAGACGGTCCACGTAGAACTGAACAGGCCTGCCTGTTGACCGTTTACTAGCCAAACTTAAATAGGCGTCACGGCCTATTCTAGTGATCGATAAGTCAGATTGACTAGATGTACCGGAGTTTTGCCTCGTTACCGCAGAAAGAACGTCTATTGAAGCTTGAGTGTCTTCTAAAGATACGGCAGAAGAAACCGTCGCCGTAGCTCCGCTCGTCCCACCTGTGATGGTCTCGCTAGCAGAAAACGTCCCGTTAGGTATTGTAATAGCCAGTACAGTGGAAGAATCGACATTTGTAATACTTGCAGTCGCCGCGCTTGTCCCACCCGTAATAGCCTCACCATCTTGAAAACTCGTCGTTGAGTTGACCGTCATGGTCAAAGTACCTAACGGGTAGTTAGCAACTCCGTTAGACAACGCAATCGTTTTTTGTTCAATTGTCCAACGATTTATGCCACGGTTAGCCCACTCCGCAAACAACAGATTCAAAGACCTTTTCGCGGTGCGAAGGTCATAACCCGTTCGAGCTTCAAGACCACACCGTTCAAACGCTTCTTCAATGTGTTCGTTTACATCAAGCTCAAAATTCTTGCTGTCGGAGACGGCCACTTGCCATTACTTTCTTTTCTTAACCATACCACCGCCGCGCATTTTCTTAACCATGCCGCCGCCGCGCATTTTCTTAACCATACCACCACCGCGCATTTTCTTGACGGGTTTCTTACCTTTACGTGGTTTCATTGCCATTTATCAATCTCCTATAAAGGGTTTCTCTTTGTGCATATAAAGCATTATTCTCAGCAGATTTAAAGGCTTCATCATAATATCCCAAAGGCTTTAAAGCCTCGGCCTTCTCATGCAAATACTTTAACCTCTGCACGAAAATAATAGCATAACTTTTATCGACTAAGGGAGAAAAAGATCCATCGTTTAACAATTCCTCGCAATCATCGTCAGGGTGAAAGCCCATGACCCACATGTCTTTCTGAGCAAACATGCCCTCTGCAATTGCCTCGTTTAAATCATAGAGAAAATCTTCAAATTCGTCAGGGTCTTTTTTGTAAGCAAGATCGACCACAAGAATTAATTTATACTTATCGTTAAACCCCGCTATGGTCCTATACAAAGGTAAGTTGTCTGTTTCTGTTTTAAAAACAAAACCAATCTCGTCATTGATCCACGCTCTTTTAGCGTAAGGACAAGCGGGTAAATTATTAAATAAAGGAGAAGGGTTTTCTAAGGCATGCTTAGACCACTCCCTAATTTCTTCTTTTATTTTCTGTTCGAGCATTTAAGCGTAGATTGTTCGTTTCCGACGATTGGACATTACAGCGCCGCAGCCTTTATTCAACCTTCTCTGCGGACCACTGGTCACAGCGCCGCCTCCAGCCATCTTCTTTACTTTTGCAGCTTTTGTATTAGCGACGACAGTTTTTCCTTTAGCGCCTTCACGTTTCTTTTTACGTGCGGTAGAAGCCCTTTGAGACTTTGACAAAGAAGACGCTTTAGACCTAGGTAGGCACCTATCAGGGCGTTTTTTATCTTTAGAAGTACCGCATTCACCTGCGATATTACCTTTGCTATCAATGCGGACCCAATCTTCATCTAGCCACTCCTGTAGTTTCCCCATGACTACGACTTCTTTCGTTTCTTGGAAGCTTTGGCGTAGTTGGGGTCTTTGCAATATTTAGACGCCGCTAAATTAGCGTAAGCGGAAGGATAAGTATCAAAAGTTCTTTTTGCCCAAGCTTTTCCTGCGGGACAAATTTTACTCCCTTTGCTTTTCCTAGAAACCGCGCCGCCTTTTCTAAAATACGTTAGCGTTGGTTTACCGGGCTTTGGCCCTGTTCGTACTCTCGACATTTGCCCTCGCAACATCTCTGTCTATAAGTCTTTCCCACAAGGTGGTTATCATAGCATGATTTTGATCCACCTTTACTGCTGTTTTTTCGGTACGCTTGTCAACATCTATGAGAGTTAAAGCTGTCCAACCAAAAAAACCTAAAAAGGCTACTACTGTGCCAGAAATAACAGAGTTTATTAAAACTTTGTCCATTAGCATTTCCACCGTTTACGCGCCTGCCGAAGACGGCTATTAGGGTTTTTTGCGGCTTTTGGAAACTTTTTCATTTGACCCGCAGACCTAGCGCAATAACTTTTGCGGCGGTTAGCAGCTTTTGAGCCTTTTTTTACTTTACCTGTAACGGCGGTTTTTAATTTTGAGCCAGGGTTTAACCTGCGGTAAGCAGCAACGCCTTTTTTGGTCATACCTGCTCCAGACTTTGTAGAGCGGAAATTCTTTTTATTCCGAGCAGGCATTTTTCCTTTAGACATTAGTGCAAGACCCTGTCTTGTTCAGTTTCATTTAAGATAACATCTAACCAATATATGAAATCCGAAACTTCTTCAGAGTCAGAAAACCCAAAAAACTTAACGGTTACAACCAACTCGTCTATACCCTCTACAGCAACGAAGTAGGTGCCTGACAAAACCCCATGTTTAGGCGAAAAATCAGGCACCCTGTTTTCTCGTTAATATTGCTTTCTCATATACAGTATGACTGTATATGTATCATTTGCGGAAGCACCAACGGTGGTAAAGTTTATATCACCTGTTTTGCCAGACCCTGCATTATTAGTAAGGCCGCCAAAAACAGTGTAATCGTGACTACCGCTTTGGTTCTCCCCCAGTTCGATACAAAAAGCATCTGTACTTGCATCCCAAAGGATTTGTACTTTCATGCCAATGCACTGCCACCAGATACGCTCAATGGTGACACCTGTGCAAGTGTCACCATCCGCGCTAGCAGACAAGGCAGAAACATCTACTTTTGTAACAGCGCTCTCACCACCTGAATCCGAAACATTGGTAAATTTCATTACCGCAGTTTTCGGGCCGTCAGCAAGAGTTTGTGAGGTTACTGCGTCAGCCATTGGTTAACTCCTATTAGCTATCTGCGAAGGGAGTAGCAATAGTTCCAGAACCAATAAGAACACCCTGCACAAGGTACTCGTTGTCAGCAATAGCCGTGACTTCTAAATAAGAGTTCTTGTCACCGCCTTGGGTTGAACCGTTCATTGAAATAACGTCGTTAGAGGAAGCAGGTTGGAAAACCTTGTATGTTCCATCATTGACACCAATAGCTACAGACCCAACAAACTTATCTGTTCCGTCTGTCTTAATGTCCAAATCCGTTGCATCTGTTCCAACAAAGAACCGATAAACGGCACCAAGGTGGCTGTTGACGTTAGGATCGTCTTGGCCCGCAGAAGCTCCGTTTGAGTCAGCTTTAATGGTAGGAAGAGTTACCGCGCCGTCAGCATCATTGACCTCAATCATACGGCCAGCATGGTCATCAAAAGTAAGGGTGGTTTCAGCAGTAATGTTTACTACCGCATCTGGACCCGCTGTAATAAAACCGCGCCGAGAGCGGACGGGACCGGAAAAAGTTGTTTTAGCCATAAAATCCTCCTGTCGTGGCTAGTGTCGGCACAAGATATGCCGTCAGGGATTATAAGAATATAAACCAAAATAAAAGGGGCGGCAATAGCCGCCCCTTTCGTTCGAGACAAAGAGTGTGCTTACGCAGCGCCCGCTGTACCGAAAACGCAACGCCAATCGGAGACACCGAAAGAGTAACGCTCACGCGCCTTAAAGCGCATGTTACCCGTATCAAAGTCGCCTTCCATGGCAGTTTTCAGCGGAGAACGGTTAAAGAATTTGAAACCGTTCGGAGCATCAGTCTTAACAAAGAAAGCATCCGTATCGGTGAGGAAGTGGTTTACCACCGCACCTTCAGGAAGCATTCCCATAGACTTAACTGCGTTGATGTCATTGTCAGCGGTCCCGCTACGCAGGTTGCTGGCAATTACACGTTCTGCAACAAATTGAAGTTCTTTTGGAATGATGAGTTTCATACCACGAACAGCAATTTTCAAACCACGCTCGTCAGTCAGACCAGCGATATCAATCAACATTTGCTCCAAAGAGGTCTCGTTGAGATCCGAAGCAGTGCTAAGTTGGTTACGCTGATTGCCCGAAAGAGATGGGTGAGCAGAAGAACAGAGTGCTGCTCCGTCACCAATCGCTGACGCGCCTGTGCTGAAAGCGTTGTTAAGAATTGCAGCAGCTTTAATCTGCTTGGTTTGAGCCATTGAACGAGCAAGAGCTTTAGTGTACCGGCTAGCAAGCCGATCATAAAGATTGTCCTCAATAGCCTCTTCCGTGATCGAGAAAGCTAGAGCAATTGTTTCGTGCGTGTAACGAGCAGTATAAGTTTCCTGCGCGTCATCGAACGTAATTGCGCCACCTTCGTTTTTCACGGGAGCAGTTGAAAAGCCGCCGAGCATTACCTCTTCTTCAAAGGCGCGGTCCGAAGACTCCTCCTCAAAGATTTCGGAATGCTCTTGTTCGTAGCGGTCATATTCCAGACCAAAAAGAGCATTAAGTCCGGGCTCAAGCTCTTTCGCTAATTGTGCGCGAGAAATAGCCATTTTATGCGCCCTCCTTAAATGCCGGTGGAATCAGCAGTGGTTTGGGAATCAAACCGCCGTGATCCAGCGTTGAAGTGAGCGTTCAGCCGCACAATAAGAGGGATACCCGCCGCTGCGAAATCGCTGTTAGCCTCATCGTCAAGGATACCAACAATACGAAGTGGAAGAGTAGCCGTCGTCGCAATAGTGCTTACACCGAGCGCCGAGTTAGAGCGTCCCGTATCGTCAGATCCGGTACGCGCTGAAGTGCCGAGGGAAGCGTTCGCAAAGACCGCAGTTAAAGCAGTAGCACGGTCAGTAAGAGACGCATCACTAGCAACCTTAAACAGTTGGTTCGGATCATCAGCAACGAGAGCTTTGACAGGATGATTTGTGTCAACGCTAATCGCACCAGAACCGGGCCAATTGTTAAGGAAAGTAGTTTTCTTCGTCACTGAGTCCACGTACTCACACCCCATCATCACGCCGAGCGCTTGAGTCGTACCGCCATCTGTAGCGCCAGCTTGGTCAATTACGCCACCAGCAAGAGGAACGACAATAGCGCCATTATAAATGACGTTGGTGTTATTTGACGCAATTTCATAGGTCGTAAGACCCGTAGAATTTGCGGCAGAGCCGACTAGACCAATAGGACGAAGACCGAAGGCAGTTTCTTGGTTTGCCATTTTAGGTACTCCTAAAGGAGGTGACCCTTATTTTTTAGAGCCACCAAAGGTTACACGAGATTGACGATCAGGTCGGTCAATCGTCATCGTTGAGTGTGCATTCTCGCGCATCATATCGTGGTCTACTGCTTGCATCTGGTCAGCACTTCTTTGATTAAAGTACGCCGTCCGCTCTTCAATAGTCTCCACGGGAATCCGTGCAAGAAGCAATCCTCCAACGCCAAATACCCCCTCGTATTTTCCGTTATCAATAACGGGTGCCTCGAAGTCTGGATACTCGTCTGAACGGACAAGTTCCCAACCTTCTCTGAGTTTAGCGCTGATGTTCTTGCGGTCATCAAAACCACGAGTTTCAGCCCTAATCCAGCGGTGTTTGTAACCGTCTGGCGCGGGTGGTGCATCTAACATTGATGGTGGAGCCCACGGCTTACGCCTAGTCGTAGAACTCCGGCTCTTTTTAGCGCGAGGGGTACGATCCGAGGAAGTACCTTGAGTAATTTTTTCTTCTCTCATTTCTCTACTCCTTCACGTATTTCGCGTATTCTTCTAGCGGCACACCCAATTTTTTAGCCATAGTGACCTGGGTAG